GGTACTGGATTTGCGGTAGGGCAATTAATTGCGGGAACAGGTATTCCAGCAAGCACATTTATTTCTGCCGTTAACGGTGCAACCATTACTGTTACTAAAGCATTTACCGCACAAGTTGCTGGCACAGTAACATCTTATGCCGTAGGCGGTGTTGGTACATATCAGTTAAGCTCCGCTCAAACTGGTGTATCTGGCACTTTAACCGCTACAACAACCTATGCAGCGCAAACTTGGTTAATCCAGTCTGTTCCAACAACTAGCACAATGGTTCTACCAATTTTATTGGCAAACGGTGCAACATTGACTTCTACTCCAACAGCAACATATTGGGGCACAAATCAATGGGTTGGTAAGTCTGTTTACTATCAGGCAGCATTGCCAAGCCTTACTGGTGCAGCTATTGGCGCAGCCACTTTAATTGGTGGCGTAACTCAAATACCTGTAACTTTAAGCTTTGCATCAATTACTAGCTTGGCAACTAACAACGTTATTACAATTGCTGGTGCAGCACCTACCCAGTACAATGGTATTTATAACGTAACAGCGTTAAATGCTACTCAGGCACAGATCTTCTTGCCTTCTAGTCCGGGTGCAATTACGTTGGCTGCTCAAACTATCACATCGCCATATACAGGACGTATTACAAGTAATACAACCTCTGCAATTACATTTGGTGATGTCGTAACCGGTAATCCATTGCCTAATCCGCCAACATCTGGATGTTCATATCAGATTGGTTTGATTGACCGTGGACAGTTATTGCCACAAACATTGTTGACTAATACCAGTCAGACTGCTTTGATTGAGTTAATTGCTAGTACGCCAACCAATCAGTTGTCATTGCAAAATGCATCGTTTAAACCATTAAATACACTTGGTTCATTTAACTCGTTTGCTGAAGTTGATTTATCATCAATCGGATTAAGTGGCGGTGAAGTGGTTTATGCTTTCTCAACTCCAAATAATGCATTGCAACAATTGGATTTGACAAACTTCTTCCCAGTATTGACCAACATCAAAGGTAACGTAGCTGATATTTTGACAGTGGCAATTACTACTACAGTTGGTACAGTGGTTCAGGTTAACGTAGTTTGTCAGGAAGCGATGGCTTAATATGGCTAAATCACCAGCATGGACTCGCAAAGAAGGTAAAAATCCTTCAGGCGGTTTAAACGCTAAAGGTAGAGCAAGTTTAAAAGCAGCGGGTCATGATATTAAGCCACCTCAACCAGAAGGCGGGTCACGGAAGAAATCTTTCTGTGCCCGCATGAGTGGTATGAAAAAGAAATTAACTTCATCTAAAACAGCTAACGATCCAGATAGCCGTATTAACAAATCTCTAAGAAAGTGGAAATGCTAATGGACGGCTTAATGCAATTTTGGAATGCTGGTTTAACTGTAGTTATTGCCATCATTGGATTTTTTGTAAAAGAAAAACTTAATAAAATAGATTCTTTAGAAAAGTTATTAAATCGCACTAGAGAAGAAGTGGCTAGGGATTATGTAACTAATAGCGAAGTACAACGTATAACCGATCATATTGACCAACGTTTTAACAAGTTGGAAGAAAAGATTGACAGATTGATTCATGGGACTAATAATGCCTAGTGTATCAAAAAAACAACACAATCTAATGGAAGCGGTAGCTCATAATCCGAGCTTCGCCAAGAAAGTAGGTATCCCTCGCTCTGTTGGCGAGGATTTTAGCAAAGCCGACAAGGGCAAAACTTTTAAAAAGGGTGGAATTATGAAGATGGAAAAAGGTGTAAAGCCAAGCTCTATGTCGGGTGACGTAGAAAAAGGCTCAAACAAAAAATTAAAATTTGGTGAATCTGCTGTGCAGAAAAAGGGTCACACCAAAGGTCGTAACTTAGGCGATACAGGTCCAAAAGAATCTGTTGAGTCTGAAAAGAACATGAAGTCATTCATGAAGAAATACGCTAAAGGCGGCAAAGTAAAGCACTATGACGATGGTGGCGATATAGAAACTGAAACCGCACAAGGTCAAAACGCTAACATTGGTGACGATACTCGTGCCCGTGCTATGGCTGCTTTACAAAGCGGAAAAATGGATCAAGAAGTTCCAACTCCAAAACCACGCATGAAAGCACGTCCTAAGTCAAATGCTATGACTCGTTCTATGTCTAACATGAATCCAATGGGCGATACCTACAAAAAAGGTGGTATGACCAAGAAGATGGCTGGTGGCGGTTCAGCTTCAAGCCGTGCAGATGGTATTGCACAACGTGGTAAAACCCGTGGTAAATATTGCTAATAAGGAAATATTATGAAAAATGATCACCCACCACTAATGAATGAAAAGTCTGGCGACCACATTCATCATGTACACCATGTAGAAAAACATCATGGTGGCGATGGACACGCACACCACCATGAAATGTATGGCAAACACGCTGCTGGTCACAAAAAGCACCATGAGCACGTAAAAGCTATGTGCGGTGGCGGCAAGACTGGCTCTATGAAAGTAGTTGGCTAATGATGGCTTCCCGTGGAATGGGCGATATAGCCCCTTCCAAAATGCCTAAGAAAAAGGTCATCCAACGTAAGGATGATCCTAACGCTGTAGATATGTATAAAGAAGGCGGCAAAGTAAACGCTGCTGGAAATTATACAAAGCCTAGCTTGCGCAAACGCATAGTTGCACAAGTTAAAGCTGCGGCTACTCAGGGAACTGGGGCGGGTAAATGGTCAGCACGAAAAGCACAGTTGGTAGCTAAAAAGTATAAAGCTGCTGGCGGAGGTTACAAATGAGCAGTCTTGCAAAACCCCAAAAATCTTTAAAGGCTTGGGGCGAGCAAAAGTGGAGAACAAAGTCTGGCAAACCTTCTAGTAAAACAGGAGAGCGTTATTTACCAGAAAAGGCTATTAAAGCTTTAAGTCCACAGGAGTATGCCGCAACAACACGTGCTAAACGTGAAGGTAAGGCAAAAGGTAAGCAGTTTGTAGCGCAACCAAAAAGTATTAAAGAAAAAACAAAAGCATATAGGAAGGTATCATAAAATGAGTTTATTCCAACATTTTGAAGATGAAGCAGAACACGTATTGGATCTTTTAAAAAAGGCAATCCGTCATGAAATGCAAATTTATGGTGCTGCTAACCCAACATCCGAAGCATTATTAAAGACTGTAGAAGCTCACCTAGAAACTCCCGCTCCTGCGCCTGTAGAAGCGCCTGTAGCGCCCGTTCAAGCAGCAGTGGCTACCCCAGTATCAACTGAACAAAACGTGGCTTAAAACGGCTAAATAATGGCTTATACCAGTGGTGCATCATCCTTTAACCTTGACCTCACTGACCTTGTAGAAGAGGCTTTTGAGCGTTGTGGCTCGCAATTACGTACTGGATATGATTTAAGAACCGCCAAGCGGTCTATCAATCTATTAACTATTGAGTGGGCTAATAGAGGTATTAACCTTTGGACGGTTGAAGAGGTTTCTATTCCTATGGTATATGGTCAAGCTATATACCCAGTAGAAACTGACACAATTGATATTTTAGATTTAATCACTAGAACCAATAACGCTAGTGCAAGCAATCAACAAGATATCAATTTAAACCGCATTTCTGAGTCAACATATTCAACTATTCCGAACAAGTTAACCTATGGCAGACCAATCCAAACTTGGTACAACCGCCAAACGGGTAATGCAAACATTTATTCTGGAGTCACTTTGGCTGGTGCTATTACAGCCTCTGACACTGCTATCACTCTTAGCTCTACGGCTAATATTCGATCTACTGGCTATATTCAAATTGATAACGAGATTATTGGTTACGTCAATATTTCGGGTAATCAACTATTAAATTGCTATCGTGGACAGTATAATACTACTGCCGCTTCTCATGCCCAAGGCGCACAGATTTATAACCAACAGTTGCCTTTTCTTGCTGTATGGCCCACCCCTGATAATTCTACGCCATATACATTGGTTTATTGGAGAATGAGAAGAATACAAGATTCTGGAACGGGTGTATTTATTCAAGATATCCCATTCCGCTGGATTACTTGTATGGTTGCTGGTTTAGCGTATTACCTGTCTTTAAAAATACAAGGCATTGATCCTCAGCGTGTTTTGGCTCTTAAAGCAGACTATGCGGAGCAGCTTGAGCAAGCAGTAGAAGAAGATAGGGAAATGGTTTCAATACGTTTTGTGCCTCGTAATCTGTTTTATGCGAGGTAATCATGCCGAATAGGTATGCAAGTGGTAAACACGCAATTGCGGAATGTGACAGATGCGGTCAAAGATATAAGTTAGTTGAATTAAAAAAACTGACCATCAAGACCAAGTTGGTAAGTATTAAGGTTTGCCCCGAATGTTGGGATCCTGATCATCCTCAGTTAAGACTGGGTATGTATCCAGTAAATGATCCACAGGCGGTACGTGAACCAAGACCTGATATTAGTTATTACGCTTCAGGACCGAGCGGATTGCAAATTAATCAGGGCGGTGGAACTAGTGTTACACAGGCTGGTTTCCCAGAAGGCGGTAGCAGAGTTATTCAATGGGGTTGGTATCCTGTTGGCGGTGCAAGTGGTTTTGATAGGACGCTTACTCCTAATTATTTAGTAGGCAAAGGTAATATAAATTCAGTAACAATATCAACAACTTAGGAGTAAAAAATGGCAAAGATGATGAGTGAAAAAGAAGACATCAAGCAGGATAAAAAAACTGCTGATGCGGAAATTAAAAAAGCGTTTAAACAGCATGATAAGCAAGAGCACAAAGGTGAGCACACCAAACTCAAGCTTAAAAAAGGCGGAATGGACGTTAAGAAAATGGCTAAGGGTGGTGTAACCCAGTCTAACTTGCGTAGCATGGGTCGCAATATGGCTCGTGTTACCAATCAAAAATCTTCTTCAAGAGGTCGTTAATATGGCAAAGCAAATCAAACCAACTAAAAAAGATAGTCCATCTATCTTGTTGGGCGATCAAATGGGTAAAACCAACGAGCCAGCAGAAGCATATGCTCGTCCACATAAAATGGATGGCAAGACTTTGACTCAAGCGGACATTGGTTTTGAAGTAATGATGCCTACTCGCAAAGCTTGGACACCTTTAAACGGTGGTGTAAGCATCGGTCACTTTGACTATGTTAAGGATGAAGGACTTGAAACCCGTGGCAATGGCGCTGCGGAAAAGGGTCGTAAAGCACGTGGACCAATGGCATAATGAACTACGAAACGTTATATAACAATATTCAGACCTACGCACAGACGAACGAAAGTACGTTTGTAGCAAATATTCCATTTTTTGTAATACAGGCTGAAACTCGTGTATATAACTCAGTTCAAATTCCATCACTACGCAAAAACGTATTGGGAAATTTAACATCTGGTAACCAGTATTTAACTTTGCCGTTTGACTGGCTTGCCACTTATTCCTTAGCGGTAGTTGATAGTAGTGGAAACTATACCTATTTATTAAATAAAGATGTCAATTTTATTCGTGAAGCGTACCCTAACAATGGCTCAACATCTTGGTCTTTGCCTAAGTACTACGCTATTTTTGGCAGTTCTACTAATAATGTTAATGAGTTAACCGCCATTGTTGGTCCTACTCCCGACTCATCATATAACACAGAACTACATTATTTTTACTATCCAGTATCGATTGTTCAGGGCGTTGTAGCGACTTTAAACGCTACTTTTACCGCTGGTACATTGTATAGTCCGGGCTTGTATCAAAATATTCCAATGACAGGCGGGTCAGGATCAGGCGCAACTTGCGACATTTTGGTCAATTCAACTGGTAACGTGGCATCCGTAACATTGCAAAATGGTGGTAGCTTTTATCAGGTTGGCGATTCATTAAGTGTAGCAACCGCTAACATTGGTGGTTCTGGATCTGGATTTTCTGTGGGCGTAGCTACTGTTAATAACGCACAAGGTCAAAGCTGGCTTGGCGATAACTACGATCCTGTGCTTTTCTATGGTGCTATGCGTGAAGCAATGCTTTTCCAAAAGCAGGAGCAGGATATTGTTAAATACTATGAAGAAAAGTTCCAAGAAGCGCTTAATGAGATGAAACGTCTTGGAGATGGTCTGGAGCGTGGCGATGCTTACCGTGATGGTCAGACCAAGTTAAAGGTTAATACATAATGCCAATCGTACAAGGTCAAACCACCCTATTTAAAGCCAACATTTTGTCTGGTTTGGAGAACTTTACCCTAAGCTCTCCTTATACCTACAAAATAGCCCTTTATAACGGTAACGCCAATTTAAATAATACGACCACCGCCTATACATCAACCAACGAGGTAACTGGCACAGGCTATACGGCAGGAGGTCAAGTTTTGACCATTTCTGTCCCGCCAACCCAAGATACGACCAATAACATAGCTTATATCTCGTTTAACAACGTAACTTGGACTGGAAGCCTTTCAGCAAATGGGGCTTTAGTTTATAATAGCACCACTGGCGCAGCTTGTTTTATCTTGAATTTTGGTAGCACGATTACCAGTTCAAAAACCTTTACCGTGACTTTCCCCACGGCAACATCAACAACAGCAGTACTGACAATTAGTTAAGGAGTTTTAAATGGAAAAATCAAACGTTGGCGATATTAGCACTGCTAGTATTACCAGAGGTGCAGAAACAGAAGAATTTCTGGGAATGCAAGGTTTTTATGACGTTAAATGTTACGATAGTAACGGCAATCTAAAGTGGGAAGACAAAGCTCCTAACTTGGTAACTGCTGTTGGTAAAGGAGCATTATTTGATTATTATTTTGGTGCAACTGGTACTGGTGGCGGCACTTCTTCTGGTGCTAACTATCTTGGATTGGTAGGAAGCGCATCTTCTACTGCTAACTATTTCCAATCTGACACAATGAGTTCACACGCTGGTTGGATTGAAGTTGGCGGATCAAATGCTCCTGCTTATACGGGTAACCGTCAATCTCCAAGCTGGACCGCTGCATCAAACAATGGCTCTGCATCACCAAGCAACGTAGTATCTAAAGCGGCTGCTGCTTTGACATTCTCTATGACAAGCGGTGGTACAGTATTTGGTTGTTTTATTAACTCAGGCGCTTCTGCTTCAGCGACAAAAGATACAGGTACTACTGGTATTTTATACAGTGCTGGTAGCTTTACTGGTGGTAGCAAAATTGTAGCAAACGGTGACTCAATCGCTGTTACTTATACAACTACTGCAACGTCTTAATTAGGAGCCTTTTATGGCTTTACAGTTCGCTGATCGTGTCCTACAGACTGGTACAGCCAACACCACCGTTAGTTTTACTTTAACGGGAACGGTTGTTGGCTATCAAGCCTTTTCCACTTTAACAACTGGAAACACGACTTACTATGCCGCAACAGATGGAACTAACTGGGAAACTGGGTTAGGAACATTAACATCGTCCACTTTATTGACACGCACCACAGTATTGCAATCTAGCAATTCTAATACTGCTGTTACATTTAGCGGAACTGTAACCGTTTGGGTAGATTATCCATCTTCTAAATCTGTTAATTTAGATGCAAATAACATTCTGAGTTTACCAAATCAATCGCTTACAGCCACATTAAATTCAGGTGTAATTGCGGTTGGTGGAGTAATGAACTTTAGTGATACTGGCATCGTAATGAGTTCAGTGGCATCTACTAACAGCTATTTCCAAAATGTTATTCAAAATACATCTAGTGGCACACAAGCATCTGCTGAATTTATTGCATATAACAACAACGGTACGGCATCTACAAACTTTGCAACTGTAGGTATTAATTCTTCTGGATATACTGGCGTAGGCGCTGTTAATGCTTCTGGCTATGCTTATTTCTTATCTGGAAGCACAGATATGGTTCTTGGAACAATTGGCTCTAATAACGTACACGTTGTTACAAACTCCCAAGCAACAGATGCAATTACCGTTAATACCAGCAATGCTGTAGCTTTTGGTGGTTCTTATGGAACTACACAGTATGTATTAATGGGACAAGGCAGTACCGCTTCACCAATATGGATAGCTCAATCATCTATTACTGCGGGCGGATTGGCAACTGGCAATAACTATCAAGTTAACTCTTTAGGAGTTGGAACAGCCGCATCAGGTACTACTGGTGAGATTAGGGCAACCAATAACGTTACAGCTTACTATTCTGATGACCGAATGAAAACCCGTTTGGGTAATATAAACGGCGCATTAGATAAATTAAAAACTTTAGATGGTTTTTACTATGAAGCTAATGATTTAGCCCAATCTATGGGGTATGAAGTTAAACGTGAGGTTGGCGTCTCTGCGCAGCAAGTTCAAGCAATTATGCCGGAAGTAGTAGCTCCGGCGCCTATTAACGATAATTATTTAACAGTCCGTTATGAGCGTTTAGTACCATTATTAATAGAAGCAATTAAAGAACTAGAAGCGCAAGTAGCAGAACTAAAGGGTAAGTAATGTTTGGACTTGCCCCATATTCAAAAGCGCCATTTGCCGCATTTTCTACTGTTTATGCGGATAGCGTTTCTGAAGCTATTATTTCGGAAACAGATTCTGAAGCAGTAGTTGCAACCTTTATTACGGTTATTACTGAAGCTATTTTAGCTTTAAGTGATGCGCCGTCTTATACTTATTTGGTCTCTTCTACGGAAAACATTAGCACCGCTGATGTAGATTCTGCCGTAGGCGCTTTTGTTGGGGCGGTATCAGAATCAATTAATCCAGCAGATTTTGCAAGCGTTGTAGCCTCTTTTGTTAGTGCTATAACAGAAGCCAATACCATGGGTGAATCGCCTGCATTTACATGGAATTTAAACGCTTCAGAAAGCACGACAGTTGCCGATTCCGCTACTGGTTTTGGTATTTTTGCCTATGCAGTATTTGAAGGTATTAATTCTTCTGATAGCTCTATCGTAGCGCAATCTTTTCCTGTAACAATAATTGAAGCAATTTCCTCTTTGCTTGAAACTCCCGCTGGAATTGCTAATTTTGCAGGATCAGTATCAGAAGGCAATACGGTGGCTTCTGTTCAAATTGGCGGGTATAGCTTTGTTATTACCGAAAACATTAGCCCTGCGGATAATAAAACCGTTGTAGCAGCATTTGTATCTACAGCCAATGAGAATGTTAATACAGCCGATACCCCTACATCAATAGCTTCTTTTGTATCATCCCAGCTAGAATCTTTAGCCATTAATGATGTGCCAATAGCCACTGGATGGGTTAAAATAAACGACAATCAAACCCCAAATTGGGTTGTAGTTAACAACTCGCAATAAGGATTAGCATGACAACCACATATTCACCGTCGCTTAAATTAGCACTTATTGGTACTGGAGATCAGTCTGGTACATGGGGAGCTACAACCAATACAAACTTAGGTACATTGCTTGAACAAGCAATTACTGGTGTTACAGCTATTTCTTTATCTGGAATATCGGCTTACACATTGACCAATTATAACGGTGTTTCCGATGACGCCCGTAATATGTGCTTAGTGTTTACTGGAACCCCCAGCGGCGCACCAACAATTACTGCGCCAGCACAGAATAAGTTATATGTAGTTGTTAACAACACAACGCAGAACTTAACGATGGTTGCATCTGGCGGCGTTACATCACTCGTTATTCCAGCATTAAGTACTGGTCAATGTTATTGCGATGCATCAAACGTAAGCGGAAACGGCATTGGTTTTTATTCTGCGCAAACTGCTGCGGCTGGTAACTGGAACGTTGGTGGAAATTTAGTTGTATCT